GTTTCGATAGCCGCACTTACGTTCGTGCCCATGAGCGTTGCACGCTTCCAGAGGGGATCGATACCATCATGCGCCCACGGCCATTGCCTGACGCGCACATCAAGGTTGCTCAAAAGGCCGCTTTTTCTGATACGAGTCCGTTGACCGTCTCCGATCAAGTGCTGCAATGCAGCGTTCCTGACGACGAATTTATGCCCGATGTGGTTGATCCTGAACCGCCATTGTCCATGCGCGAGTTGCACATATTGGTCGACCAAGCGTCGAATTTTGACTTGCTCAAGGATCATGAGCACGCAGTCGAATTCAATTGCCCGCGTCCGCCTCGGCTCATTAGCATGTCCGACCCCGGCCCAGTTGTCTCCCGTAAAGACGTTCGCAGTTCATTTATCGACGCACACAAGTTGGGTGACGTGCAATGTAGCAATTCGCAATTTGAGTCGCTGCGCAATTTCCTTCTGCGCAATTTGTCTGTTGTTTGGCCAACTGAATGTCGTCCTGAAGATGTCGTTGGTGCGCGCGATCTTGTTCTGCGCTGGCAATCCGCATTTGGGCGCGACGAGCGCGTGTTGCCTTGCGACGGTGATCGTCTTGCCGAATGGTTTTCAAAACGAACACCTGCCTTTTTATCTCGCATCGATGAAGCCTTTGGTACTGATCGCCGTTCCGTCACTTTTGACAGCTTCCTCAAAACGCAGGTCAAAGTCAAGCCCGAGCCCGGCTTTTCTGGGTTACTGAATTACGGCCAGCAGATCATCTCCAATCCGCCGGGTTACCTTGCTGCATTTGCACAAGCGCAATCCGACTGCTACGCCAATGTGTCGAGAATGTTGCGTCCCGGAGCTATCATCGATGTCGGGCGTTCTGACGAGGAATTGGCGTCGTTAATTAACCGCCTTGGTGCCGACTTCACCGTGAACACACAATTGGACATCAGCCGTCAGGACTCATCGCATAGTGCTGCTTTCGTTCTTGCCTTTGCGTGGTTTTTGGAACAACTTGGCGTCCCGCAGCATTTGGTCGATATGTACGTCTTGGTCCGGCGTCATTACGCTGTTCGCAGCCTCGAACCTGGGCTATTCTCTGCGTCAATTAGTTGGTGTTTGCCTAGCGGAGATCCCTTCACACTGTTGGCTAATTGCTTCATGATGCAGTGCACAATTGCAGCGAGGTATGACCATGGCATTCTCCGGAGCGG